TAAACACACGTCGCTGTTCGCGCGCGCGCTTTTGCCCATTTCTAAGAAAATGCACCGATCTGTATGGGGTTCCAATGGCTAGGAAGCCGAAAGCGAGCACATCCGAGGCGGTCGCTGGCCTGTCGAGGCTTGAGCATCTGCGCGTGAAGCTGATCGCGCTTGAGGATTTCCTTGCCTCGCCTGATGCGACGCGCAACGCAATGGGTTTCATCAGCGCAACGCGGCTCGCCACCAACCTCCGCGGCGAGATCGAGGACATCACCAGCCCGAAGGACGCCGCGCCCGAAAGCCCGGCGGCGTCGATGGCAGATCACGAGATAGCCGCCGCGCTCGTTGCGGCGGTCGCGCACTTGCCCGACGATGTTGTCGACCGCATCGAGGAGGCGATCCGCGTGCGCCGCGGCGGTCCGGTCCGCGCGCCTCGGCTGGTGGTCGCGCAATGACTCTCACCGCACGCGCTGCGCTTGAGGGAGCGTTCATCCACGCGACGGCGTTGTGTGAGCGTCGAGCGGAGCGACCGCTAGACTTCCTGCGGTGGCTCCCCCTCCAGTACGCTTTCCTCCGCTCGCCCGCGAAGGTCAAGCAGATCCGCGCCGGCAACCAGACGATCGGCAAGACGACGCCGGCGCTTGCTGAGTTGGTTTGGCGCTGCCTTGGGTCCGGGCCGTTCGGCGCGTACGCGCCTCCGCCGATCACCGGCTGGATCGTCTGCGCGTCTTGGTCGCAGTCGCTCGAGATTCAGAAGAAGCTGTGGGCGCTGCTGCCGAAGGCAGAGCTGGCCGAGCGTACGCACTTCGACGCGATCAACGGGTTCAGCCCTACCAAGTCGCCGGCGATCGTCTTTCGCAACGGCTCGATCATCCGCATCAAGACGGCAAACCAGGACGCCCTAGACTTCGCAGGCGCGACGATTGACGTGATCCTCTTCGACGAGCCACCGAAGCGCAGCCGCACGTTCACCGAGGCGCTGCAACGGGTACAGGAACGCGGCGGCGTGGTCCTCCTGTCGTACACGCCGATCAACGCCCCGACGGAGTACCTTCGCGAGCTCGTGGACGCTGGACAGATTGAGGATCACTGGGCGCAGCTCACGCCGGAGCAGCTGATCCCGGTCGGGGCGACGGAGCCGATCCGCACCGCCGACGGTCGCCCGAAGGACGCCGCCTGGATCGCCGAGCGCCGCGCGAAGGTCCCGCCCCACGAGGTCGACGTGGTCATTGGCGGCGAGTGGGAGACACGGGCAGTAGGCGCCTACTTCTCCCACGTGTTCCGCGCGCGGGGGCCGACGGCGCACGTGTCGCCGCAGCTCCCGGCGGGTCGCGCGAAGGTACTCCTGGGGATCGATCACGGGCACCGCCCTGGAAAGCAGACGGCGATCCTGATGGCGGTCGTGGAGGCGACCAACGACAACGAGAACCCGCGCGTGTACGTGCTCGACGAGTACAGCGACACCACGGGCCACGCGACACCGAAGGAGGACGCGGCGGGGATCTTGCGGATGCTGGAGATCAACGGTTTGCAGTGGCACAACGTCGACTTCGTGTGCGGCGACCGCGTGCACCTGCCCGGAAGTGGAGAGCAAAAGTCGAACCTGGACCTCGCGGTGCAGGTGGCGAAGCGACTAAAGGTGCCGCTGCGAGCGCTGCGGCCGATCATCTCGACCGCCAAGAAACGGCAAGACTCGCCGTCGGATGGGTGCCGCTGGCTGTTCCACGCGATGGCCAGACCGGGGCACTTCGTCGTCAGCCCGAAGTGCACGCGCACGATCGCAGCGCTGGAGAACTTTCGCGGCCCCAAGACGATCGACGACGAGTGGCACGATCCGATCGACGCGATGCGGTACGGTCTACAGCACTTCATCTACGCCGGCCGATGGAAGGGCGCGACAATGGCGCCGTCCGTGCGTTTCGACTGAGGCTGATCGGTACGGTCGGCGTATGCACATCAACTGGCGAGCGACTCCGACCGATCCGCCGACGCCCCCCGACGCGAGCGAGGCGCGGCGGTGGAACTACACGCGGCGGGTGCGTCGCCTCATGGATGGCGACTGGGAACGCGACCTCGACGAGCGGGTGCGCGCCGGTGTCGGCAACGTGCGGCGGCAGGGCTGGGGGCTGCTGGACCTCGGCGCCAACCCCGCGCTGACCACGTGCCGCGAGCTTGCCACGCTGTACCTGGACGCGCCGAGCGTGCGCCACGACTCGGACCCCGAGCAGGTGACGCCACCGCTGTACCAGGCGATCGACGCCTCGGGCCTGTGGTCCATGATGCCGCGGCATCAGGCGCTCACGATCGGCTGCCGGGAGTACCTGCTGCGCGTGTCGGCAGACGCCTCCGGGCGGCTTCGGTATCGTCCGGTCGCGCCTGATATGGTCGTCGCGACCTCGCCAGTGTCCGAGCCCGACCAACCCGATCGGATCGCCGAACTTCGGTTCCTCGGCGAGCGCTGGGTCTGGGAAGTGCTTGACGTGTCCGACCCGGCCGCGCCGGTGTACGCGGTCATCGAACCGGGGCGCGGTGGCGGACTCGACGGCAAGGACGCGAGCGCGGAGTTCCTTGGCGTCGAGGGCGGTCTGGCCGGTGAGGCGTACCCGTTCCGGCGCGCCGATGGAAAGCCGGTCCTGCCGTATGTCGTCTACCATGCGGAGCGGCGTGGCGACCGACTGTGGGACACGTACGCGAGCCGCTCTCTGGTCGAGGGCTCGCTCAACCTGGGCCTGCTGCGCTCCGATTGGCTGCACCTGCAACGCGACGTGTCGTGGCCGCAGCGGTTCGGGGTCAACGCGCGTCCTGCTGGCCTGGAGAGCGTCGACGCTTCGGGCGCCGTGGTGCGGCAAGAAGTCGTCGTTGACCGAGCGTCGCTGCTGATCCTCGAGGCGATCAACGACGCAATGCCGATGCAGGTGGGCACACTGCCGGCGGGTGGCGATCCGAAGGCGAGCCTGGAAGCGATCCAGGCGTATGCCGCATGGATGGCGCAGGACGCGGGCGTATCCGCCTCCGACCTGGTACGCGCGGAAGGCCCGATGTCCGGCTACGCGATAAGCCTGTCCGAAGGCGGAAAGCGGGCGTCGCAGAAGCGTTTTGCGCCGCACTTCAAGCACGCAGACGAGCGGTTGATTGCGTTGTCCGCGATCCTGCTCAACCGGGCGACGGGCTCTGCTCTGCCGGAGAGCGGATACTCGGTCGTCTACAGCTCGATCCCGATGTCGCCGGAGGAGCTGCGCGCCAAGCGAGAACACGTCCTGGCGCTGCTCGCCGCTGGCCTCATGGCGCCGACGCAGGCGTACGTCGAGCTCCATCCCGGCCTAACGCCAGAGCAGGCGCGGCAAGACCTGGCGGCTATTGCGGCGGAGCGCGCGGCGATGGCGGCGCCAGCGGTCGAGTCGACACCCCTACCAGAGGACGAAACCACATGAGCATCGAGCAGGACGACACTGGAGACGACGGCGAGGGCGCGGGGTCCCGTGTCGAGCGGCGGATCGCCACCATCACCAAGCGTCGGAAGGAGGCGGAGGACGCGCTACGCGCTGCCCAGGAGCGGATCGACGCGCTCGAGGATGAGGTCACGACCTACAAGAGCCAGGCCAAGACCTTCGAGTCGGTCACTGCCGAGCTCGAATCGTACCGCCAGAAAGAGGCGCAGTGGGTCGACGAGCGGGCGATGATCTCCGTCGGCCTCACGGACGCCGAGGGCGTCGACATGGCGCGACTCGCCTACAACCGGATCAAGGCGGAGGAGCGCCCGAAGGGGGGGATCGCCGAGTGGCTCTCTAATCGCGACGCGCTGCCGAAAGGGGTGCAGGCGTACCTTCCACAGCCGACCGAGGCGGTAGGTGCGGCGAAGCCTCCGCCGCGCGCCACGCCGAACACCGACGCAAGGGCGAAGCACACCCCAGGATCGCCGCCGACGTATCAGGCAGGCCAGGTGTCCTCGATGAGCGATGCCGACCTTGCCGCCAGCCGTGAAGCGATCTGGGCGTCCATGGGCAGGCCCGCGCCGAACGTCAACATCCCCGGACTCACGCGCAAGGCCGAGGCCAAATGATGCTCGGTACGGTCGGGTAACAGGCACTTCGGGTCGCTCCCGAGATCAGCGGTCACCCCATCGCCTGTCTCGGAGTTCACCGTGGCCAACGAAGTCCTCTACTCCTCGTCCGGCGATCTGCGTCTCACCGAGGCGCTCGCCGCCGAGTACCGTCTGATCCTGGCGGATCGCTTTAGCCTCATGGGGCATCCGGCGATCGTGTACGCGGGCAACTGCGAGACGTCCGGGTCCACCGTGATCAAGGTCCCGCTGGCCGGTCTCGGCGGATACGACCGTATGGCGTCCGTCGCCGAGAACGCCTCGAGCTCGAACACGGCGCTGACCGATTCGAGCAAGACGATCACCGTCGCGCGACAGGCCCTCCAGCGTCAGATCTCCGATCTGAACGAAATGGTCGACAGTATCGGCATCAACGTCGAGGCGCTGATCGCGGACGGCGTGGGCGCCTACGCGATGCGCTGGATGGAGATGCTGACCTCGCTGGTGGATGACTTCTCCAGCACCGTCGGGCCGGGCTCGGGCGTCAACCTGACCGCGGATGACTTCTTCTCCGCGCAGTTCACGCTGATGCAAAACAGCGTCCCGGGGCCGTACCTCTGCGTGCTGTACCCGGTGCAGCTCACCGACCTCCTCTCCGACCTGCGCGGCGAGGTCGGCCCGTGGCAGCTTCGGAGCGATGTGCAGGACCTCTTCACCGCGAAGGGGACCGGCATTGTCGGGTCCCTCAACGGCATCGAGATCGTGCAGTCCAGCCTCGTCCCGACCGTCAACGCGGGCGCGGATTCGGCGGGCGGCATGTTCGGCGCGGGCGCCATCGGGTACGCCGACGGCTTGCCTCGGGCGATCCGCGGCGCCGGTGAGGTCATCTTCCCGGCGGGCACTCGGCTTTACACCGAGTTGGAGCGCGACGCGGCGGGCGCCCTCACCAAGATCGTGCACAACGCCATGCTCGGCTTCGCGGAACTCGAGGACCT